CCTCCGTAAAGCGACGTATATTACTGTGACCCTTTCGGCATCACATTAATATTTTATAATTATAGCATAAAAAATGGAGGTGTGCAAACCCCCAAAAACCAATACGGTTTCTACTCTTCTATTTCAAAATACCACTTGATGTGTTTTATATAATCAAATGTGCATGATAGATCTGCATCACAACTAATATCATATTTTCTATCACATAAAAAATTTCTTAATTCTTGAATAGAATTAAATCTACCTTGATGCCTTTGTTGTTCGTCGTATAAATGGTACTTCACGGTTCCTGTTTTTTTCTTCCAATATTATACTTGGATTCTAGTGTCCATTCATTTTTTTCTTTAAAACTTAACACTTTGATTTGATTTAATGGAGCAAGGTCTGCTATCTTATCTTTACTAATACTATTAGTAGTTACTAATCCCCAATCTAATAACAACTGCACGATTCTATTCCTACGTTGAATATCATTCAAGGATAAATTAGTATTCTTTCCGTCTAATGCAAATAATTCTTTGAAGTGTACGATATAATACTTACCCTGTTTGTGAAGTATGTGACAGGATTGATATATCTTCTTCTCTTTTCTTGATGCTACACCTATGCGTGTTAATGTTTCACGAACTTTTAAGAAATCATCTGGTTCACCTAATGTAACTTCAACCATATCAGATTGTTTCCATTGGATCTCAAGTTCACCGCTCATGTTTGCCACCTTTGCTTAATGCTTTTTTGATATAATCTAGTTGATCCTTGGTGAGAATTCTGAGTGCTTGGAGTGCCTTATCGTCATTATAACCATAATACTCTTTTACGATCTCAAGATAATCAATAGAATCTTTCTTTGTCCAAGGAGAGAATCTCTTTCTTGGTTTCACACTATTTATATAAAAGTCATACTGTAAACGCTTTGGTAGATGAGGGTTTTTGTTCATCTCATTAGCAAATAATACAGTGTCAGTAAAGGAACTTAAACATCTGTTAATAATATATGTTGGATACTTTTTCTCCGCATCAATGTCATCAACCAATATGTTTTTCTTGGATTGATTGATGCTGTATAGGTAGTCTTTCAGTTGGTACATTGTTCCAGTGGCGGATTACTCCGCTAATAATAAAGCAGTTAGTGATAAGATAGCTGACGAATATAACAGTGCGTACCACAACCACGTAATTGTCATATTCTTTTGTTCTGTCGTCTGAGAATGATCCGAGTGCATACTTCCATATCTCCCATATTCTACTTAGCATTGACACCTACGACTCTAGCGTTAGGATTTCTAGCAAGAGCAACTTGACGTGCATCTTGATAGTCTCTAGCAATCACTTCTTCTTTAAAGATAGTTCCTGCTTTGTATAGGGTTACTTCACACTTCATAATTCATTAATACTAATTCTTTTCTGGATGCTTGTTCTTTATTATAGCATCCTGTAGACCTCATTGTGTAAGTATGTGCGAATTCCGCAACTGTCCACCCATCAAACCTATCTCTAATCAACTGCGATGAATTATATGATATTAGTATAGGTGACTTATAATCATCACACCATGATGCAAACTCATCATGGTTAAATCCTTTATGCATAACTCCTTTTCTACCATACAAATTAGATTTAATTTCATATGGTGGATCTAAGTATAGAAAAGAATCTAAATCATCAGAGAACATTCTCTCATAAGATAAATTAGTTATCTTCCAGTTCTTAATCATACGTGAATACTCTGGAAGTTTTTCAATACCATTGATTGAAAAATTACTTTTTGATGCTTGTTTAGAAAATGCACTACTTTCTGTCAATCCACTAAAAGAACATTTGTTTACAACATAGAATGCTACAGCACGATCAATACTATTTCCTACTGGTTTTGCTAGGTAATCTTTGGCATCTAAAAATAATTGTTTAGCAGAACCAAAATCTGGATGTCTTTGTTTAAGTTGTAGCAATGTGTCTTTAAGTTTCTCACCATCTGATTGCAATACTTTCCAGAAATTATACAGTGGTTCATATAGATCATTGACCCATATATCTATGTGTGGATACCTTTTACCTATCTCTATTGCTACAGAACCACCACCTAGAAATGGTTCACGAAATTCTGTGTAGTCTTTTAGATCAGGAATAAACTGAAACAGTTTACTTAACGCTCTAGACTTACCGCCAGGATATCTTAGTGGTGTTTTGTATGACTTTAAACTTTTTGTTTTCACTTTCTGAATACTCCAAGTTTAGCAAGGAGATATACTGACAATACTGTCCAGAATACAACTTCTAATCCAATGTGATTCATGGTTTATTTCCCTCCCAAATTTGTGCTTCAATTAAATAAGTTCTTGCTCGTTCAATGCCTTCTAGATTATCACCTAGTGCACCTATACTAGTATTACATACCTTACATAAAAATCCACGTAGTTTTCCTGTTTCATGACAATGATCTAAAACTAATTGTAGATCTGTCCTACCACAACAATCACATGGAGTTCCTAAAGGTTTTGTTTTACCATGTATTTTCTTTAGGTCTCGCTCTACCTTCCTAACAACCTTTCTACATTCATAACACATACCATGACGATATGTTTTAGTTGCTGTAACAGTTGTTATTTCAAAGGCAGTATCCTCCTTTTCTTTTTTACATGTTCTGCATATCTTCACTTGAACTCACAACTCATCATGATTTCTGTGAGACATGCTAACAAGTTTACTTCTTGGTCAGGAACTATAGGAATACTGTTCATATACTTTGCAATAATTAAAACTGCCTCTGGTATAGAAGATGGTTTTAATACACCATAAAGACTATCGTAGATTTTACGCATGACCATGGTAGGATCATTGTCCATGTGTTGTACCACCCAATTCTTTACTGTAGTAAACTCTTTCTTTTTAAGAGACGATAGTAAAGTATCTAGGTTTACATCAGCAACATCAACAAGAATTGCAGATGTAATAGAACCTGTAGCAGCATAGCGTTGACATTCATTTATAAGTCTTCGCCAATCTGGATAATATCTTTTGATAAGTTTTGCCAAAACTTTATCATCATACTCAACCTTTTCTTTTGTGAGTATACTTCTCAACCTTACAAAGAACTCTCCTTGTAATTGTGTTGATTGCTCAGGTTTGATTCTGAAATCAACAACTGTACATCTAGAATGTAATGGTTCAATAATCTTATTGATAAAATTACATGTGAATATAAAACGACAGTTGTTATGAAACTCTTCTACAGCAGTTCTCAATGACAGTTGTACATCGTTAGTAGTGTTATCTGCTTCGTCAATGATAACAACTTTATGTGATGCACCTGATGTCAATGATACAGTTGTAGCAAACTGTCTTACACGATTTCTAACTGTGTCCAGAAAACGACCTTCGTCAGATCCATTGATGACAATGTATGATGCTCCTATCTCTTCACACATTGCCTTAGCAATAGTGGTCTTACCCACTCCTGCTGTGCCACTCAATAGCAAGTTAGGTAGTTCTCCTTGTTCAACAAAACCTTGAAAGACATTACGTGTTGTATCTGGTAAGATACAATCTTTGACTTTGTTAGGTCGATACTTCTCAACCCAAAGGAACTCTTTGCTCATTATGTAAAAGTAAATTGAAAGAAAATGTCAATCTCATATTAGCACTGGTTGTCAAGTCAACGCAATGCTTTAAATATGGTGGGAATAAGATTACATCCCCATCATGTAAATTTGGTTGTAAACTATCAGCAAAGTATTCTTGAAAGTCTCCACTGTTATATGGAAACTGATGAACTCTGTTGTTAGAATCTGGACGGAAAAATGTTGTGGGTGTAGCACCTTTATTATAATAGATACCACACCAGTACGGTGTTTTTTCCATACAACCTGTCAAGTGTGTATGTGGTTCTTGCCCCTGATTCTCATGATATACATTATACCAGAAATTATTAACAACAAACTTATCTGGTATACCATTCGACATAAAAAGTTTTTTAATTTGTTCAGATAAATCTTTTATCAAATTATCTCTGACATCAGGAGATACTAATCTATCGTTGTCAGTAATAAAAGGATATGTAGAATTGACAGATGTTGTCCATCCTTTAGGACGACTATCTATTCTTCCCTGTCTTGCAATGTCAGAGAAGTCATAGGTTTCATGCTTATCAAATCTAAAAGTAAATATAGGAACATAAAAAATTTTATGTAATATCATGCGGGTTCAAGGGCAATATAATACTTGAGGTCTGCATTTTGACTTGTCCACTCAGAGATCAAATGTTGAGATACTTTAACAACATAGTCACTTGGTAGAACACGAATGTTCTCAATCTTAAGGTCAAGAGAAAAGGTGCCAGTAGCAGTACCTTTGACAGAGAGATCGTAAGTATTACTGGTATCATTTTCTTTATCTCTAAGAATTAATTTAATAACATCCGATCCTTCCTCTGAATAAAAAGTTAGATCAGGTAAACTGTAAACTGCAGATGCTTTTTGGATATTAACTAGATCCTCTCCTGTTAGAGAGAATTGTATATCAGAACCAGGAAATTTTACATTTTTTTCTGGTGCACTCTTCAATGTAATCTCAGGATCAGAAAAGTAATACTTTGCACATTGACGACCACCTTTGATGTTTACAAAATCTTTGCTTGTAAACTCTAACTGTGGATCATTGAACAAAGATATACCCATCAAGAACTGACTTAAATCATAGATTGCAAAGTCAGTTGGAAATACTTCCTCACCTGTAAATTTTGCTAGAATGTTTTCTGCATTAGATATAGTTCTAACTGTTGAACCCTGTCGAAATACAATTGATGAATTGATAGTCGAAAAGTTTTTAAGAACGTCTAATGTTTTTTTAGATAAAGTAACTTTACTCATGATGTAGATTTATTGTGAAAATGTAGAAGTAATACTGCGTAGTGAACAACTTTAAAAATGTCTTTCTTTGCTGTACCCTTCTTGTCATATCGTGAAGCATATTTAAGTATGTTTGATCTACAGAATGCTTCTGCATCACCTATAGCATCAATAAGGTCAAGAGTTTGAACTCCATCATTTTGACTATAGTGTGCACTGTAGGTATTGGAGATGTAGTCAGAAATCTCATCAAGGATTTCTTGCTCATTGTATTTCAATTTTCACTCCATACATGATCTATATCACTATGATAACATTGAAATTCATTTCCGTCAAGGTCAACAACATTTATTTTATGTGTTGGTTTCCACTCCTCTCCTGCATCTCCTAAGATGCGAACACTCCTACCGTCCTTAAGACGGAGGATGTGTCCAAGATAACCATCAAACGGTTTGCTCATCCTTTACCTCGTTTGGAACTACATCTGCATCTATCTTATCATATAATTCTAAGAATGATTGCTTTGTCTCGTCATCAAAACGATTGGTGCAAACTTTGATTGCTTTCATACGATCATTCCAGATAGCAAATGCTCTAACAATGTGTACAAGTCTACGTGTTGAGATAACTTCATCAACACCACCATCGTTGAATGTTCTACGGATGATGTCTGCCCAGTTTGCGAGATGAGAACAGAACTCTTTGTCAAGAACAGCAAGTGATGCTGATGCTTTCTCAAGAATCTTTGTCTCTGTAGCAACAGTAGGATACTCTTGCTCGAATGTCAAGGCAAATCTCTCAAGGAATGCTTCGTTCAATACGTTAGTACCGATGAATCTACCATCTTCAGAACCTTTACCCTTTGTATTTGCTGTAGCAAATATGTTGAAACCAGGACGACGCTCTACATAGCGACCTGTCTTCTTCAAGAATAAACCTTTACCTTCTAGAACAGATTGTAGACAAAGTATCTTGTTGGATGCTAGGTCAACTTCGTCAAGAAGAAGGATAGCACCTTTTTCAAGTGCTTCGATGACAGGACCGTTGTGCCATACTGTCTCACCGTTGACAAGTCTGAATCCACCGATAAGATCGTCTTCGTCTGTCTCGATAGTGATGTTGACTCTAATGAGTTCTCTCTTGAGAGCAGCACATGCTTGCTCTATACCAAGAGTCTTACCATTACCAGATAAACCTGTGATGAATGTAGGGTAGAAGATACCTGATTGAATAATCTTCTTGACATCAGGGAAGTTACCGAATGGAACAAAGTTAGGATCTTTGCTAGGAACTAAGTTCTCTGCAATAGCAGGAGATGCAGAAGGAGCATTGTAAGTGATCTCAAGTTTTTCTTGGATAGTGAGATCCCACTTACCAATACCTTGTTTGTACTGTTTAAGTCTTTTCTTTACTGTAGCGAGTGAACAATTAAAATGCTCTGACGCTTGGAATAAATTTTTTGTGTTAACTTCTGTACCGAAGTTTTCTGTCAAGTATGTAACAAAGTCTTCAGTTGTTACAGGGATAGGAGCGAATGGCATTTTAAAATTTGTTGTTGTTGTACTTAGTATAATGGATAGTTAGGGGTGTTGCCACCCCTAGTGGACAGTTTGTTAACTGACTTTACTTACGAATGCGTTAAGTAGTTTTTTGTTAACAGATTTGTTAGCAAGCATTTTTTTGAATGCTCTGGTGATGTCACCTTTTTTAGCATTGTCTTTTACAACGAACTCTGTGTCATTGTCAAGTGCTTTGTTATTGATAGCATAGAGTTCAGTGAATCCTGCAGGACTCTTGATAACTGCAGACTTCTCTTTCTTCCACTGCTTTTGAATCTCAGCATAGTTGCACTCTGGTGAACCATAGTTAGAAACAAAATTCATAAGAGAACTACCTGATAAGATACGGAACCCAAGAACATTTACATCAGGGTTACGATCACGTAATTGCTTGAGGAAAATGTTGGTGGTCGTAGCATATGTGAACTGTTCGTATGTACGTCCAGTTGTGCGGTCACGTAATGCTACACCGTAGTCAATACGACGTGCACGGATTACAACCTCACCCTCACCTCTGTCATACTCAGCACCATAAGAACTGGTGCATGCTTCGCCATCAGTTAGGATACATACGTTTACTTTTTGTAAACTATTATCTTTCTTAAATTTAGGAAGCATGTGGTTGAGCATAATGATTGACTCATTTAATGGAGTACCAGATAAACCAAGACCTATTGTTGATGAGTATGAACCATATCTTCTATGCTTAGATGCTTCACGAAATAGATTTAGACACATACGCTCATAGTCTTTACCATTAGAACGTGATGAAACAAAGTTCATTAAGTAGAACCATTTGTCAATGTACAACTTGTTCTTATCTAGATCTTTCTCATCAACATCGTAGTAAGAACGATAGTATGGAGTATTTTGTTCTATAGTAACATCATTGTCGATAGCACGTTGTGCTGCACCCCACTCATTTGTGAAAGCATATACTTCAAAAGGTATTTGTACTTTCTTACAGAATGAAGTTAGGTTGATCAATTGCTTTACAGTAGCAAGTAACTCATAGCACATTGAACCAGACCAATCAAGAACAAAGATCATGCCATGATTCTTACCATCAGGAATAACTGTAACTCTCTTGAATAGATCTTCATTGTACTTGTATGTGTGAAGCATACCTGTGTTTAGAACACCTGTCTTAGCAGTAGAAGCACGTGCATATGCATCAGCAGATTTACGACACTCAAACTCTTTGACCATGTAGTTTACTTCTTTCTGAGATTGCTTACGAAACTTTCTGTAGTCTTC